CGCAGCGGAGCTTCGCGGCCATCACGGCGATAATGATTCTGGCACAGACGTATTTTACGTCAATCTTGACATCATTCCTGATGGCTGGACGTATGAATGGAAGCGTCATACGATTTATGGGCAAGAAGACCCCGCGTATCAAATCCGCCTTGCAAATGAAGGCTGGACGCCTGTGCCTGTATCGCGTCATCCTGAGATGATGCCATATAATACGACTGAACAAGTCATCATGCGCGATGGGCAAATTTTAATGGAATGCCCAACAGAAATCATTGTTGAGCGCCGCAATGCTGATATGCGCAAAGCGCGCGATCAGGTTCGGCACAAGGAGCAACAATTGGCTGGAGCTCCTGATGGCACGATGACAAGAGATCATGCTCAGGTGAAGCCAAATATTAAAAAATCCTTTGAGGCAATGCCAATACCAAAGGATTAATAAGAGAAAATTGAGCGCCCTACGGGGCGCTCTTTACTTTTTCAATCATGTTTGCAATAATCAGCACCAAGGCCATGTATAAACGCGCTCCCGGTGCAGCTGCGTTTGCCTGTCTCCCCCGGCGCGGAGGCTAAAACTTTCCCGGTTCTATAATCGCCCCGGCGCGCGATGAAGGAGCCTCCTGTAAAAAGGAGAACCCGTCATGGCGAATACCGATCCCGGCGCCTATAACGGTTTTCAGCAATACAGCGGAACGGGCTCTGCCCCAACCTATGAACAGGTTGCCGTCGCAATTGCTTATAACTCTACGAATATTTTCTTTGGCGATCCGGTAAATCCGGACACAAGCGGTTACATTGTTCAAGGCGTGACGTCTTCGGGCAGTGGCAACACGCAGGTTGCTGGCGTTTTCGTCGGCTGCAAATATCTCTCAGCAGCGCAAAAGCGCGTTGTATGGTCGAACTACTATCCTGGCGGCACAGACCCTCAGAGCGGCACGATCGAGGGTTATATCGTCAATGATCCAAACGCCAAATTTGTTGCGTGGTCTAACGTCACCGGCCTCACGCAGGCTGACGTTAATGCCAACATTGGGTTCAATATCGGCTCTGGCAATACCTCAACGGGTATTTCTGGCGCTTTTTTGGCGACCATCGGCAATGACGCTTCGCTGCCTTTCCGTGTTGTTTCTCTCCTGTCGGCACCGCCCGGCGTGAATGGAACAGAATCGGGTGCATATGCGAAAGCAATTGTCGCCTTCAACAATGTAAGCACTAAACAGCTTACCGGCGTGGCCTCGTAAGGAGTAAGGGACTATGGCTGTTAATCTCTCTGCCATTAAAGACCTGCTGCTCCCGGGCCTCCGGGGTGTAGAAGGCAAATATGAACAGATCCCAAGTCAATATGACAAGATCTTCACGAAACATGACTCAAAAATGGCTTTGGAGCGCACCGCTGAAATGCGCTTCTTGGGTCTTGCTCAGCTGAAAACTGAAGGCGCTCAAACCGCTTTCGATAACGGCGCAGGCGAGCGTTATGTGTATAACCAAGAGCACACTGAAATCGGTCTTGGTTACGCCATCACCCGTAAAGCGATCGACGATAACCTGTATAAGACACAGTTTATGCCGTCGAACCTCGGCCTCATTGAGTCATTCCAGCAGACCAAAGAAATTTATGGCGCCAACGTGCTCAACACGGCGACGACATATAATGCCTCGGTCGGCGGTGACGGTGTTGCTTTGATTGCGACGAACCATCCAATTGACAGTGGAACCGTTGCGAATCGTCCTCTGGTTGACGTTGATCTAAATGAAGCTTCGCTTCTTAATGGCATGATCGCCATTAGAACGAACTTCAAAGATCAGGCTGGCCTGAAGGTCTTCGCGCGTGGTCGTCGTCTTGTTGTTCCACCGGCTCTAGAGCCTGTTGCAATTCGTCTGACGAAGACTGAATTGCGCCCAGGAACAGCAAACAACGACGTTAATGCGATCATGATGACCGCTGGCGGCTTGCCAGAAGGTTATATGGTCAACGATTACCTGACGTCTGCGAAAGCTTGGTTCTTGCTGACGAACATTGATGGCCTTTCTTACATGGAAAGAGTTAAGTTTGAAACTGACCTCCAGGTCGATTTCGTGACTGACAACTTACTCGTAAAGGGTTATGAACGTTATAGTTTCGGCTATTACAACTGGCGTTCAATTTTCGGTTCGTTCCCGTCTTAATGACCTTTGGGGTGAGAGAACATCTTTCACCCCAATTTACTCTTATTGAGGAGTCGCCCTCATGGCGCTTACAAATTTCCCAAATGGAATCACATCTTTTGGCGTTCCTGTCCTTGGTAATATAGGCGGAATCCCATTAACCGGAACATATTGGTTTGTTGATCCCGCTGTTGGTTCAGATGCTTATGATGGCCAATCGCCTGAAACGCCGTTTCAAACGATTTATGCTGCTTATGCTGCTGCTGCTTCTGGAAATAATGACGTCATTGTCCTTATTGGCAATGGTTCAACCTCTGGCACAGCGCGTATGTCTGTTGCTCTTGCGTCATCCATTACGTCATCGGCCACAACTGGCACGATTACATGGGCAAAAAATGCTCTTCATCTGATTGGTGTTACGGCGCCAACAGGTGTTGCTAACCGCGCTCGTTTTGCTCCTCCAACAGGAACATATACGGCCGCGACATTTGGCAATAACGGAAATATGTTCAATGTTACAGCTTCTGGCTGTATCTTTGCAAACTTCTCCGTTTTCTCTGGCTTTTCAACCGGCTCTGCTTCTCAGGTTACTTGGATTGAGAACGGTGGGCGCAATTACTATTCAAGCGTTCAGTTTGGCGGCTTTGAAGACTCAGCTTCTGCTGGCGGCGCAAATGCTCGTGCGTTGAAAGTAATGGGAACCGGCGAAAATACTTTTGTTCAATGCACGATTGGCCAGGATACTGTCCAGCGTTCAGCGGCAAATGCTAATCTTGAATTTGCTTCCGCAACTCCGCGCAACAAATTCATTAATTGCGACTTCCCAATCTTCACCTCTTCAGCAACAACGCTCGGAATTGTTGGCACAGGCGCTGGTTCAATTGATCGCTGGAACAAGTTCCAAACTTGCTTGTTCTTTAATGCGGTTGATTCAACCTCCACAAACTTGACTGCTCTTGCCTCATTGAATGCGGCAGCTGGCGGCAGCTTGGTGTTCAATAACAGCACATTAGTTGGCGCAACGAAATGGGGTGATGCGGGTGCTCTCGCTAACTCATTTGTTGATAATGCGCCTCCGACAGCTGCTACGTCTGGCCTTGCTGTTAATCCGGCTTAATAGGAGAAAATTATGGGCGCTTACTCAAGAACTGACTCAAAGAAGAAGCAGGGCGCAAAAGCTTCTTCACAACGCGCTGGAACTGAAATTGACACTTTCAAAGAGAAAGATGACGGTTTCAAAAAAGGCGGAAGCTGCATGAAGAAAGGCGGTAAAGCCGTTATGTCTCATGCCGCTCGTCCAGCCCGCAAAAGCGGCGGCAGTGTTATGTCGTCGGCTTCTTCGGGAACGCCGCGTGGTAAGGCTTCGCACTACTGAGTTCTCGGTAAATTCAGTTTTGTTAAGATTGCGGGGGCCAAGAGCCCCCGCTTTACCAAAGAGGCATGATGATGGCTCGATCTCCTGCTTGGCAGCGTAAAGAGGGCAAAAATCCTGAAGGCGGATTAAACGCCAAAGGTAGGGCATCGGCGAAAGCCGAGGGCCATAATTTAAAGCCCCCAGTTTCAAAAGAGCAGGCAGCGAAGAGCGATAAAAGCGCATCTCGCCGTTCTTCTTTTTGCGCTAGAATGACCGGAATGAAAAAGAAATTAACTGGTTCGGCGGCGGCAGCAGATCCAAATAGCCGCATTAATAAATCATTGCGTAAGTGGGACTGTTAAAATGTCCTCAAAACCGCAAAATGCTGGATTATGGGGTAGAGCAAAAGCGGCGGCTCGCGCAAAGTTTGACGTTTATCCTTCCGCATATGCAAATGCTTGGGCCTCAAAATGGTATAAGCAGCATGGCGGAAGCTGGTCCGGTGAAGATAATCGCGTAAATAAAGCCTCTGGCGGCGGCCTTGGAAAATGGTTCGCTGAAGATTGGCGCGATGTGAAAACCGGCAAAGAATGTGGTAGAGTAGAAGGTGAAAAGGGAAAACGCCCTTATCCAGCTTGTCGTCCGGCAGCAGCCGCTGCCTCTATGACAAAGGAACAGAAAAAATCGATGGCTGCAAAGAAGACAAGCTCTGCTAGAAAATCATGGCCTGTCTCGCCGTCCGGAAAAAGTAAAGAAGGAAAAAGCTAATGCAGCCTATTACCGTTACTGTTGGCCCTTTAGCCTCAGCATCCGCAAATAATATTGCTTTAAGTCAAACTACCGCAAGTGCAGGAAATCTTACACTCAACGGCTCTCTTGTATCTGGTGGCGTGGCTACTCTTGATAAGCCCCGCCAGATTCTTGTTACTAATGTTGGCAATGATAGCGCCGTTACATTTACCGTTTACGGAACTTGGTTTAATGGGCAGACGATTTCTGAAACTGTCCAAGGAACAAGCGGCAGTTCTGTTGCAACAACATTAGATTTTGCAACTG